GATTGCGGTCAGATACGGTATCTGAGTACGCAACTACGCTGCCATCTACATGTAAATCTCCGTCGTCTTCAAGGCGCATTTCTTCTGCATTTGCAGTATAAAATCTTAGCCCGTGCGAAGCATCTGAGAATATAAAATCATGTGCATTACCAGTGTATACGTCTACTGTACTACCAAATCTTTGGTCCGTTTCTAGTTTAAATGTAGTTCCTACTAGATCTAATTGATCTCCTGCAGAGTAAGTAGTATCCGTACCTTCACCTATTAACCAGGTTGATGGTACGTTCTTAATCTTATTAGCGTCAATCTTAGCATCACTCTCAATTACAGTAGTAGAATCTATACTTATAGCACCATTGACTTGTATATTGTCTCTAAATTCCCAGTTATTAGAGTTATGAAAGTTCCTCATAGTCCACTCGTCTACACTAGAAGAGCGTCTAAAAATAGTAATATAATCGGCTCCAGCACCTGTAGAAGTAGGGACGTTGTCTCCATTATACTCGATGCCTCCTCCATGTGTACCCGATTGACCCACGTACACTCTACCTGTACCTTGATCCCCTCCCAACGCCTCAAGTGTGGCCACTCCTGCATCATTACATATTACGCTTACTTTAGTGTAGTCTCCATTATCGACGTAGAGATTACCTCCGATAGTCATGTGATCGACAATATTAACAAAATCACCAGAGCTCCAAATACTAGACCCATCAAAACTAAGATCTCCTATTATCACGTCATTGGTACTATAAGGCGAAAGATAAAGATGCCCAGTTGTGGTCGATATAGTATTGCCTTGAATATTAATATTATCAGCCTGCATCTCCAACATAGATAACTTACCGGTGTTTGGGTTGTATGTGAAACCTGTGTCCGTCTCCGCACCTTGAGTACCTGAAGAACCGTCTACAAATAGGGGGTATACAGTCTCATTAGTAGTATTATTAGAAGTACATGTTATAGAAGTAGCTAAAGCTGACGTGCCGGAGAACGTAGCATCAGTACCAGTGGCGTTAGACCCTACAGTCAATACCTGTACAGGGGTAGCATTAGTATTTCTAACACCAGTAGAATATACAGAGCTACCTGCAGAGGTAGCATTACCTGTTACACTGCCAGTAAATACAGCATTAGAACCTGTAGTTCCAGAATCTAGTACCGTAGTACCATCAGTAGCCTGCACATCACCTTTTACGTATCCTGTTATATTAGAAGTAATGGTAGCAGGTAAGTAGGCATCGCCTATAGTACCATCATCAATATTACTCGCGTTTCTATAGTATGCACTGCTTTGACCATCTAACATTTCTACATCAATGTCGTACCTATTTTCTAAATTCGACCAAGATGTACCACTGTACACTTGCCATTTTTTTAAGTTCTTATTAAATTTAATAGTTCCCGTAGATAGGTTACTACCTAAAGTAGCCCCCGTATCATCTGAGAAACCCATCGCTATGTCTCTATCCCTCTCTCTGAGAAGTGATAGTACATCTGTATATGTAGTTGCGTTAGTGGGGTTGTTCCAATTTGCTGCCATTTTATTATGCTCCTGTTGTTCCGTCTAGTCCTTGGGCACTCCAAGAGAAAGATCCTGTTGTTTTATTACCACTTGTATCGAATAGGTAAACTGTAAAATTAGTTGGGTTGGGGTTATCTAAGAAATCGTATACTGCGAAAGTAGGGGTTACCACCCACGTTCCTCCGTTTCCAGTACACTCAGAAGAAGAGCTCCCAGTTGCGCCTGAGCAGGTGCCTCCAGGGTTAGAAGATACTGTTATAGAGTTCATATCTCTAAATTCTTTTGCAAAGGTTATTACCTTGCCAGTAGAAGCTGTAGTTATAGAATCACTACCACTTTCTGAGATTAGTTTTAGGTCTGCTAAAATATTCTGGGAATTAATAACCCCGAGCTTATTAACACTATCAGTGCTATATACTACTTTTACTTTAACAAACCTTAGATTAGTTGCAGCAGCTGCACTAGCGCCTGCTATTCCTGCGTCCCATCCAGTAGTAGATGTTATACTTTCATTCTCATACAGACTCTCACTGTCTGTCCAATAAAAGGTAGGAGTAGACGTTATAGACCCTCCAATACCAGAAATATTATTAGTAAGAGTAAGCTGGGTTGCAGATACTTGACCTCCTAGGTCCCATTTCTGCCAGTAGACTGCGTCATTGGCTGTATCACCTCGTAGAAAGTACGTATGTCCTACATTACTAACATTAGTAGCTCCATAATTAGAATAGTGTGTTGCCCATGTTTCTGTAGTATTAACAGGTAATACTGCTCTGCCTGGTATATCATCCTTTAACACTGAAATGTTTGACTTACTATGGAAAGAAGCTTCCTTCCATATACCGCCATTTGCTTCACAAGTAGATTCAACTGTAGAATTATATCCCTCACAGTGGGCAACAATAAGCTTACTAGAATCAAACTCAAAGTCCAAAGAATCTAGCAGCTCGTAATCTGGTGGCTGATTAACAAAAGCCTCAATAGAAGTACCTTGGCTTAAATTATCTGCAGTATCCCTTACCTTAACCCAGTATCTATAAGTACCTTTAGTTGTTTCAAAGAACGCGGAGGCTGTGCCTAGTTCAACCGTAGGGATGACATTGGCTAAATCTCCTACTTCACAACCGGGGGCAGGGCACTTGAATACTTCATAGTGCTTAACTGGTACTTCTGATCCATTGGTTACAGAAGGCCATTTAATAATAACGTTATTATCAATAACAGTTTTAGATATATCAGTCTGCAGTACTTCTGTAGGACTAGCAATATCTACATCTATAGACCCCGTTAGTCCCGGGTTACCTGCTACATCATACGCTTTTACAAAATAAGTTCTACAAGCTACTCTAGTAGTAGTATCATATAAGACTCCTGAGTCAGTATATGAAGCGCCCCAGGTAACTCTATCAATGTATCTAGTAGTATCCCCTAGTTTAAGATAAGCATTGTCCCCAGTATCTACACCCCAGTTGTTATCCGCTAGTCTAGTTTCATAATATTTTACAGGTAATGATCCCGTAGTAGGAGTAGTCCAGTCTACTAATACATTCTCTCCTGAAAAGGTATTAGTCATATTAGGGGCTCCTAGTACTATAATACTTGCTGTTGTGGTCCACTGCGTATTTTCAGTACTAGTATCACATACATTTCCAGCGCTGTCTATTGGTACAACCCAGAATCTCCAAGGAGTGCTAGGCCCCCAGGTAACTGGTATATCCTTGGATAGTATATTTGCTTCGTCTAAGTTTACTGTACTACTGTACCCTTCCCCAGACCAATCTTCGAACTTATTAATTCTGTATTTACTAATAGGTAGTTGGTTGGCATTTCTGGTATCATTCGCATTATTCCAGCTCAATCTAAAGCTTCCATCTACAAAGGTACTTTTACTATCTAAATTAAGAGAGCTGGTGGGCTTAGCTATAATAAATGTAGAAGATTCTGTTGTACTGTAGTTACCCGCGCTATCTTTTGCTCTAATGTAGAAAGGCTTTCCAGAAGGGTAGGCATTTACAGTCCAAGTAACCTTTTCTTTATAACCTAAAGTAGCACTTACTTTCTTAGTATTAGCATCAACACCCCATCCACTATCAACTTCTCTGGTCTCATACTCTGTTACAGGTAGAGATCCTCCTGCGGGCAAAGCCCAATTAACTTCTAGCATATCTCCTACTAGTACGGAGGTAGCACTTGGTGTTCCTGGTATAACTACTTCTACATCTAGTACTGCTGCTATTCCAAAGTTTCCTGCGCTGTCCTTCGCGGCAACAAAGTACCTTCTTACAGCTTGTCCTTTATCCGGACCCCAGGTAACTACTACACTTTTTTCTGTAATATCACAGAAATCAACCGTAGTACCTTCTGAAAATCCTTGGTTAGTAAGACCCTTTCGTACCTCATACCCTACAATAGGTAATAGATTGGCACCTGGAGGGGTTACCCTCCAAGACATTAAATAGTTAATATTATCAAAGTCACTACTAGCGGATAAATACTCCGAAAAATTAAGTCCATCTCCACCTGTAGACGCAGTATCTGGTGCCAGAATACCTATATAGGTACCACTACTGATGGACGTATTAGAAGCCGTATCGGTTGCTTTTATGTATAAAGTAGGATTATCAACTACTTTCCAGTCTACCTTATAAGATAGAGCCAAAGAGGTGCCCACATCCTCTAAGGTATTGCCTGCTATAGTTAATTTTGTGGTAGCAGCAGCATCTGTAAATACTTCATACTTAGTAACAGCAAACTGATTAGTACAGTCTGTCCAAGTAAGTGATAGATTTTCACCGTCTAGAGCATATGTTAGTACGGGGGTGTTTGGTACACCTATTGCAAAAGACATAGACCCTGCATTCTCAGAATAGTTATTAGTAGTATCCCTAGCTTTAATTAAAAAGTAGTAGGTACCTGAAGCTATAGAAGTAGGGGCGTACAAGTACTCCGTAGTAGAGCTTCTAAATATCTCACTACCTGCTGCCCAATTATTGGAAGAAGATATTCTTACAACGTACTCTTCGAAGTCTATATCTGCTATAGCACCCCACTTAATTAGTACAGTACCAGAAGCTGTAAGAGTTTCAATAGTTATAGAGCTGGATAGTACGTCAGCTGGCTTCGCTGTTTTTCCTAAAACAGTGGCGTATTCGGATACAAAGGGTGAGTATAACATTAGTAGATTCTCCTTGTCTTAACTCTGAATTCAATCACAGCACCATGAGGAGCGTCATTGATAGTAATATTATTATTAGTAGTTTCTCCTAGAGGTATCCAATCACTTAAGGTTCGTATTTTCCATTCCACATAGTATGAAGCTATATAAGGATAGGTACTATTAGTTCCAGGAGTAATCGGAGGCCTCCAACTAAAAGTGGCTCTATTTAAGAACATTCCTCTAGAGTCTTCGTATAGTTCTTCCGTTATAGTTAGATCTGTGGGAGCAGGTACTGGAGCGGAAGGATCTGGTAGATTGCTAGTAGATTTTATAGATAGGTCATCCCCTTTATCTATATAATTGTATTTACTGGGGTGATACATAAGTCCTGATATTTCTACAATATTCTGACTGGTTTCTCTCACTGTTAATACTCTAAAGTCTTGCGCTTCTATTGTGCCCATCTCTTCTAGTATCCACATGTACTGGGCCGTCGGGATCATAGAGAATTGCTCACTTCCATTTAAGGTAACTGAGGTTACTTCTGCATCCGAATTTATACTTTCAACGGATTTTGTCTCCACCCATACATAAGGCTTCCACTGGTTCTCATTACTAGCGTTTATACATAGCGCTTGTTTATCTGTTTGCCAAATTTTATCTGTGCCAGGTGCTTCACAAAGTGCTTGAGTACCATAAGTAGTAGTTAAATCTGTTCCATCTGTGTCAATACACTTAGGAGTTAGAGGCTGAATTATACCGTTTTTTAAACATTCCTCTGTCGTATTAATAACAGATATTTTATATTCTTTACCATTTAGCACTTTTGTAGGGGAATCTAGATTAATAGTTGTAGTAGTACTGCCCTTAGCTACTCTTCCGCCATATCGAATCCCAGATTTATGAGCATCCGAAATCTTAATTATATCCCCCGGTCTAACGCCTGATCCTTCTAATCCAGTACTAAAAGACACTGCTTCAGTTTCGAACTTTTCGGTGTATAGTACCCATTTGCCCATTCTTCGGGCTTGCGATTGAGACGTGCACCCCACAGCTCTAAGGTCTATAGATTTGATTTGATTATTTGATTCTGTTATTCCTATTGAGTCCTCTACGTACTCTACATTTTGTCTATAATAGTCTAATGGGTTATTCCAAGTAACATGAGCAACATTATGTCTCTGTTTAACGGAAGTACCCTCATATGTAAACTTACCATCTATAACGTTAGCTTGACTAAAATTCATTGTAGGGTCTTTAGGAGCATCCTGCACAGGAGATATCTGCCCCTGTTGCCAATATAGCATACCTCTAAATATAGAAGCAATATCATTTAAAACTTTATAAGCCTCTTCAGCTCCTTGTAAGTATATATTACAAGCAAATCTAGCTTCTTGAAAGTTCCAACCGTCATCTAATCCTTCAAACTTACCGTATGAGTCTACAGCATCACAGTATTTAGCTATTTCGTATAGTGACCACTTATCAAGTTGATTCTCGTCTAGCCAGTTTCCTAGGCCATACCTAGTATTAGTGCATAGGTCATACATAATCCAAGCAGGGTTACAAGTCCATTTAACTGTAAACTCCCCATCCCAGCTACCATTGTATAAAGTATCTCCGACGCTAGTGCCTATCCAATTTCCCCCTGCAGTCAGACATCGATCTTTCCTTCTAATACCTGCTATATCACAGTGTCCTGCATCATACGGAGTATAGTTAGTAGGCACCTTCACTTTAACACCTTTAATTTCGTACCCACGAGTAGGTATGCTCTGGAACTGTCTAGCGTCTAATTCAATGCCCATTAGTGCGCTGTTAGGGTATGTAAGCTTATTATCTATTATTTTAGTATAGCTACCAAAATATATACTATTTTGAACTTTAGAATTGGCGGGATCGTTAGTTAGTCTTTCTACTTTAATAGATACACTGTTAAATGTGCCAGATAAGTCTATTCTAAAGTTTTTCTCATACCTAGAAGACGTTTTACCATCGAAAGTGAAATCTTTCTTTAGCTCCCAGTTGCCCTGGTCATACTTAATAGATACCTGAAACTGGACACTAGTTACTTTCATCTCTCCTTTATCATTGTCTGCATCAAATAAACTAGGGGTGTATACTAATACTCGTAGTGCGTCTGTGTTACTAGTGGTTACAGTACGTATTACAGCTCCAGGATTTTCCTTGTTAATTTTTACACCTACTGGTACTTCTTGCTCAGCTCCCGCAAAGCCAGGTATATGAGGTTGAGTCTGCACACCATGCCTAGAAGCCCATGAAACTCTTTCGAAGTTATACCCTCCAGAGGAGTCTACTAGGGGGGTCTCATTAATAAATATAGACTCAGCATCGTTTGTTAAAAGTCCTTTAATCTCACCTTCTGAGATTAAATCAACGATTTTTGCTTTTGACATAGAAAATAAAGAGTCATCGTCATCTACAGCTCCGCCTCCACCTTTTCCACCGGCACCTCTTATCCAGTCTTTCTCACTCATAGTATCTCCTTAATCCGGTACGTAATCTTCTGCGACAATTCCTGCACTAATAACTGCTCCACCTACTAATAGTTGTCCATACGCTATAGGTACTGCGTTTCCTTGTTTAGTAGTATTTACTGGACCACTAAACCCATAGTTAGTGGGTTGGTCCTTCTCCTCCGCCTTAGGGGTAGGAGCTAATAGAGAGGCTATACCTCCAAGTAGTAGTCCTGCTCCTATTTTCATTGCAATTGACATAGCACTTCCTGCTTGCCCTGAGCCGATGAACATAACTTCTTCAAGCCCTCCAAGTACTTCCATAGATCCGAAGCCTCCGCCTGCCATGAATACTGCTCCAAGCAATATTATCCCTAATATTACCATTCCCCAGCCTTTATCTTTTGCTCCTAGTACTACAGGTATGATTTTAATCTCTTGTCTACCCGACGGGTGGCCTACTTCATCTAAGCCTTTAATATAAGACTTTCCTACTTTTATCTTGTACCCGATACCTCTACCTTCTGAATTAGCTAAAAACTCTCGGAAACTAGGGTTATTGGCGCACATTGCCTTTATGGCTTCTTGAGGGGAATTTATATTAAACTTCCAATTCTTTCCATACTTCTCGGCTAATTCGCCATATAGTTTTACTTCTCTTAACATAATGATTTGTGCCTTAAATGGTGCGTGGTATGTTTTCTCCAATATCCCCCATAAATCTCTCTGTTGGATAATCTACCGTGTACGTGATGTAAAATTAAATCATTTCCAATATAAATTGCGGCAT